GGGACTGCTGAGTTTTCATTTACTTCTCGTATCCCTGCTATGGCATGTACTTTTCCTTCATAAAGAAACGTGAAGGTATCTGTGGACATTTCCACGGACTGTAGAATGCTTTGTTGTGGGGATTGTCCTGATGATGCGTAGACCTCATCTATATCTACTTGTCTCATATTTTCTGCTAACTCAGTACCATGCCATTCTTTATAGGGACGAGAATACTCCCGATAGCTCATACTCGTTGTGATCTAAGGTGAAGGTATCCTTCCCATTCAGCACTTTGGAATGCACAAGGCAAGTACTCTGCGTTGGTGAGAGATATCTTACAGTTAGATGCATTGGAAAAGATGGACCCTTTAAAAGTTCCTGACAGTAGGTTGTACTGGTCAAAGGAAGAGGTGTTCGTAATAAAACCATTGAATATTTTATTATAGGTTTTTCTAGGAGTAATTGATTGAACACCGCCACTACCATCATTGATAGATTGTGTGTATGGAGCTAACTCTACATTAAAACTAAAATACCCACTATCACTATACAGTAGATTAAGGTTTCGCAGTTGTAGTTTAGCAGTTTGTACAGGTGTATCATTTTGTCTGTATGTGAACTTAGAAAACTCGTATTTAAATTCAAATGGAATACCTACATAAACTACGTTACTACTGTGAGCAGCTACATAAGCATTTACATCTGCTTGTGCTATCTTTCTAGCATTGTCAGTAACGTAAATTGTATTACTAGGTAAACTACTATAATAAGGTATTTCTGCTACTGTATCTAAACTAGAAGTACCTTGAGATAATTTAACTCTTCTATCAATTAAAACAGGTGTCTTATCCTCCATTACTGCTTCAGAGGTATCTGTACTTAGGTTAAGTGTTTCTAAGTACACACCGTCCGTTCTTTGAAAAAGTATATGGAGCTTAGAACCTAAGAACTCACAGTCCAATATATCTGCATCAAAGTTCCATATAGACCAAGAGGACTGTAGCTTTTCATTACCTTGCCAGTAGTACCTGTAGATGTACATTTTCTTAGCTTCAGTACTAGACAAACATACAAGCATATCTTCATTACTAGATGATGCTAATTTAGTAACTTCTCCAGGGATGAATTGAGGAACGTGTGCTGTTACTTCTGTTGCATCGTTAACCTCGTTGGTGAAGTCAATGAAATACTCACGTATGCCTGAAAATTCACCTCGTTTAAATGGGAAGAATACATACTTACCAGCAGGTTTTGGTTTTGCTCTTGCTGATGATTCAAACTGTGTAGAAACATCAATAGAAACAGTAGTAGGAGTAAGAGCATCACCAGCAGTTACCTTGAATTGTTGTAGTTCAGAAAAGAGAAGAAGTGCTTCGTTAAATGGTACAGCATGTCTCAAGATTGAGACTTGATTATTGGACACAGCAACATCAATAGGATTACTATCTACTGAAGTTAATGCTGTAGTTGCAAAGAAGTTAAAATAGTTTCCTGCTTCACTAAATATCACATTCTCATCACTAAGGAATCCTAAACGATTTCTGTGAAAGAAAATGTCATTGATTGTGTTATCTAGAAAAGTAGGAAAAGGGTTAGTAGCTTCATCACCAACCTTACGAGATCTCCATCCTTCTCTTACAAAAGCAGTAGAAACTGAAGAAACATTTTTAGTTATGGTTGCTTCTTGTACAGGCTCATAAATAAAAGTAATACCTAATGGGTTTGTAGTTGTTATATTAACATCGTCAAATATTCTCACTAATCTGTGAGGCATTGTAGTAATGTCAAAGTGTACTTTTAACCCTGGAGCTACATGTTCTTTCCAATTACTTCCTGTAAATCTAACGTAGTAGTCATCTTGTTGACGAGTATTATCCCCAATGACACGCATAATAAAATTGTCAGGAGCATTACTAGCAGGAAGGTCTGTAAATTTAGTGGCTTCTGGTACACCATCTTTATCAAAGTCTGGTACAAATGAGAATATGTCTCTATTACCATGTGAATCGGATACAGCTAGTTCAAATTTAACTTTAGATTGAACATGAATAACACTTCCAGTTCTAGTAAACTTAAACGGTGAGTCTGCCAAACCTTGTATTACAGATAAACTAGCTTTATAAGCAGCATCAGTATTATTATCTTCGTCCTTACCATCCAGAGGTAATCTACCACCAAAACCTAGTAAAGTGTTATTAAGATTAGTAGTGTCATACGCAAATTCTCCCCATGCGTTAGTACCTGAAGCAGCTTCACCACTAGCAAGTATATCTGCTATCTTACTTGTACCTATATATTCTTGGTTTTGTGCAGGGGTATTAGAAGGAGTTTGGTACGCTACAAGTCGTTTTTGAATACCATAAGTACGATTTGCAACTGAGTTTTTAATCTCAACTACATACTTACTAGAATAGTCACCTTGTTTAACGTATATAAAACTTTCGTAAAGGTATCCTTCAAATGTAGCTGTACCTGAAGTCTCTGTAGAAGTATCGCTTGCGACAGCTTGAGTAATTACAATTGTGTTAGGATCAGTAATACTAGCGATTACTTTAGTACCATTAAAGTTAGTAGTACCAGAGATTACTATTGTTTCTCCTGCACTAAAAGTGTGTCCTGTAATTGTTGCAGTAGTAGTACTACCAGAAGTGTAGGAAATACTAGATATAGTCTTAGCAAAATCAGTTTCAAGTAAGTCTGATCCTGAAGTTGAAGTGTGAAGTGTATTATCGCTACTATCTTTATCACCTTCACCAGAAGTATTAGCAGAGGATGCTGCCTGTGTTACTGTTTTTTGTTTATTAATAATGAAGGTATTATCAGCAACAGTGGTTGCAACTATGTTCTCTGCATGATTAGTAAGCCCATCAAAGTAAGTTAAGTGAGATGTAACTACATTAGCATAAGCACTTGTCTTAATAGGCATAGTATTACCTTGCCTATCGTAGATTTTCATAAACTCTGCATTACTACTATCTGAACCTACTATTAATGTGTAGGATTCATCTTCATCCCTCTGTATAGTATGTATAAAAGCACCACTAACAGAAGCAATGTCTAACTTCTTAACATGTTCAGTTCCAGGTCTTTTTTCTAATCCATTTACTACAGAAGATAAAGCATTTTCCTGCACCTCACACTGAGATGGTAATCTAATCTCAGCAGGTTGTTGTGAAACACCATTAATAAGATTAGGTATAGTACTGGAAACTAATGCCATAGTTAAGCACCTGGAAAGTATTGAACTGCAATTGTATCGTTAGTATGAGTTGCTGATTTTATGTTTCTATCTAACGGCCTATAGGTATCATAATTGTCAAATATATTATAGTCGGATGCTTCAGCTTCAGCTTCACGCAATGCTAAGAACGCTTGCTGTTCATCCATCATTAGTTGTTTAGATAAAGTCTCACTACCAATCATACGTTGTTGGTAAACTCTTGCTCCTTTAAGAGTTATATATCTTCTAGCTGTTTCTGGAAGTTCATCGAATGATAAAAGTAAAACCATATCTACTTCTATATCACTATCAAAAGTGTATTTATTTCCGATACGGTCATACAGTTTTCTACCACGTTCTACTACATCCATTTCATACTCTCTAAGGATGTTAGTTTTATCTATTTTTATTGCATTGGTAGGTAGTGTAATTTCGTTAGAAGAATTTCTAGCTAAGTTGTAACGTATCTCTGTATTGAAGTGCCATCCTGTTGATTGAACATCCCTGCTTACATTATCAAGGACCACTTCAGCAATTTCAGCTTCTTGAAGACCAGACCCTAAAGTATTAACAGGACTCTCTCCAATGCTGGTCAGCATGACATTGATAGCATCTAGTTCAGATGTAGGTGTTGTTGCACTCATATTATATGTAAAGGGAATAGAAGGGAGAAGAGGGTAACTCCACAGCGAGAGGTGTGTGGGAGGGTGGAGCTATAGAGATTACCCCCAAAACAGCAAGGCAGAGCAGGCCCGAACACGCAATAAACTTCTGATACCTTGCTTCTAAAAAATTATGAGATAGCAGCACTCAGAGCAACTGCCATAGCAGGTCTGAGGATGTTATGTCCCATTGCGTATTTACTCACAATCAACGTACCTTGTCGTTGGATTTGATACTCAGATTCGACACTGAGATCCATCAACTTGACAGTAGCAATTGCATCTTTATGCATAACTAAAGCACGTACCTTAGAACCTTCAGTTCTCAATGCAACTGTAGAAGTTCCATCAAGACCGTTAGCAGCACCAGTGTTGGAACCATCGTTAACTACACCTGAGTAGTTAGCTGGAAGGCTATAAACATCAGCACGGGCTGAGTTTGGTGATGCCAAAGGCTGTGGACCAGTGGTTACACCAGTAGACCATAAGTTATCTGCATAAGCAGAAGCACTATATGTTCCCCAGTGTGGAGTACGTACTACAGGAACTCCTGCAATAGTAGGTAGATTAATATCTTTGATAGATCCATCACCACCTACATCACGGTTAAAGGCAATCAAATCTGAGATACCTTCGCCATTAGTTTTAGTCATAAAAAGTTTGTAGTACTGATCTGTACTTGTGATACAAACTAAATCATCAACTGGTGCTCCTGCCATTTCCAAAATACGCTTTGCTTCCATGATGCCTTCGACAAAATATCCAGCTTGTTTGGACTTAGCAAAATCAGAAGCATAAGTTACATTTGCACTGAAGTCTTCGTCATCAAATGCTTTGTAATCTTGTACTAACTTTGAAGCACGTTGCTTGTTAGTTGTAAGAGCAGCTTTAATAGCCATTCTTAAAATGTTTTGGTCTGCTACTTTAGACAAACCATAACCAGCTTCCTGTGTATAGACACTGCGAACATCATAATGTTGCATCGCCTCGTCAATATTGGGAATAAACTGAGCATTAATTAAGAGATCGTCTACTGTTACAATCCTCTCAGAGTTCTTTGCGGTTGCAGCAGGTGCAATCTCTTGCCCTGGAGTATGATAGGCAGCATCACGATACTTACCTGTCATTACAAATTGAGCCGACTTCCCTTTAGAAATCGTTCTAGTACGACAGTAAGGCATCATGACATTCTTCGTCTGGAAGGCTGTCATAACTTCCCCTGCGTACAATTTTAAAAATATACTACGAGAGTCTCCACTGGCATTAGTTTGACCAGTACGATGTCCCGTATAATCAATCGCATTAGAATTACCTAATGGCGATGTCCCTGTAAAAGTAGCCATATTTCCTTAGTTTAGCTATAGAGTTTAGTTGTGCCATTATAACTAACCTAAGTTTCAATTAGAGTTGTCCTCCTCGAAGGGCTTAAATCTACTCCTTTTGGTCTATGTTTTTCTAGGTCACATTAATTTAGATCGTGACAGTTTTTGTGCAACTGAATCACGAAAAGTAGGGTCTGTTTCGTACCTTGGATCTGACATCGCTTGTCTCATTTCAGCAAGTGAATTAAATTGTCCAGTACTAGGTGTCCCTGTATCACCTTGTAAAAGATTAGGTTGTGAGTTCTCTGCCATGTATCGTGCATTTAATGATTTAACTGCGAACATAGAATCAGAGGGGTTTGA